GTCCTGGTAGCACAACGCGGCTTAGGCTAGGCACTATGCCAAATTAATTCCTGTGGTAGAATTCGTACCACCACAAAGAATTAATCCTAGCAGTGGTCGTAAGACCATCACAGCTCCTCCCTGAATCGTAGACGAAAGTCTACGATAAAGAACACTCCGCTTACGCGGCGTGCACCCACCTCGTACGGTGACTCAAAGTGAATCGCCGATCACTCTTCTGAAGATGTCCATCATCTCTGCCCAAAAGCGGAGTATGAAAGAACTTCAACAGAGCAGCATAGTCGTCAAGTTGATCATTTCTCTCACGAGACTGACCAACCAGGCCTTTTACTTCAAACCTGTGAAGATTTTTGTTCCAACGTTGGAACTCAAACGCTTCCTGACGATTATGCCATCCAAGCGAACTACTTCGTGAAGAAACGAGGGGGAGTCTCCTTCGAAGAGACTTCTCAACGTAATCTTTAAGAGTAGAAGAGAACTTGTATAGACCTCGTAACCAAGCTTGGTTGCTAATCGATACAAAGTTTTCTATAGCATTGGGAGTGATTGAGGTAACTCCTGGCTCGTGACGTAGGTACAGTGGAGTGACATTAATGCCATTCCATGCATCTACACCACAACTCTCACGAAAGTTTCCTTTAGTGAAAGACTTACTTTGGTTGACTTTAAGACCAAAGGAAGTGAGCCAGTCAACAACCTGGTGATACTGATCGGTCTTGACGATGATATCATCGCCAAAAACACGAACAGTACTTGCGGTCCGTACTACATCCTTGTAAGAAGGGAGGGATCCCTTCTTAAAGAGAATAGCAGAAATCGCTATAAGAGCGAAAACTGTACTCTGAACAGGGAATGTAAGTGCGTTACCCATACCGGCGAATTTCTGAAGGGATTGTTCAGGAAATGAATCAATCCTATCAGATCTACAAGATTGGCTTAGGCTATTAAACCTAGGCCTCTTCGCAAAAGTCTCCTTTACAAGTTCATTGCTTAGGAGATCGCTTGCAGAAGATAAGTCTAATGTAGAAAATTCGCGGGTACGAGAAGACTCAAGTGCCAATTTCTGATTCGGCTCTTGAGTCTCAAGTGCGAGACAAAGGCTTAATATAGGATCTTTAGAGATCTCTCTCCGAAGATGATTATTAAGACCCTGTTGAACAAACTGAGAAATCAGTGGCTCAACTGTTATTGTACGACGCGAAGTCGATGACTTCGCAACAGTAACAAGTCTAGCAAGTCCGCAAGAAGAAGATTGCACGAGAGGCTCATCAACTGCTTGAAATTTGGAGAAGCTCCAAATGTCATAGCCAGAAGACATAAGCCTGTGGTCAAATTCAGAAAGACCACGGTATATGCCCAACCACTTCTGATTAGGTGTATAACCCTCTGCAACCGCACCTGGACCATGTTTGCACTTAAGAGTATCAAATCTATCAAGATTTGGTAGGACGAAAGAGCAAACATGCCTGTAAAAGCCAATCTTATCCAATGGTAAGGATATGATTGACCTGTCGCAGGCAAAGAAGGAATTCTTAGCTTGTTTGTCGAGAATTTCTTCACGAGAAGAGCTAAGACCCATCTTCTTGAAGACAAAGCATAACTCCCGAAGAATCTTCACAGATTCACCGGATGCATTGTCTAAAAGTAGCCCAGTTTTAGCATCGAAGACATTTGCGGTCAAACCCGAGAGAAATCTCGGGAGAGACCCCTTAGGATCTAACTTAAATCCTAAAGGATGGCAAAACCGACCTTCATCGAGGCTCTTGTCAAGAGCCTTTCCGAAGGAAGGAAGAGCTACAGTTAGAAAGCTGTAGCCCTCGTTTTCGACACGTGCCTTGATTGTGACAAAGTCACGATCAAGTCCCTTTACACCAGGATAGAGCCTCTCGAAGTCATCGAGTAGGCTCTTGAGGATGATTAACAGGCTTTTCATCAGTTCCTCCTTGAGGTAGCTGATCCTGAGCCATGCGAATAATCCTAAAGAAAAGAAGAATCCATTGGATCAAGTTAATCCACTGGACTCTGATCTTTTTCTTTGTCATCAGGCAAGTCTTCCTCTTTGATAACGCCGAGACCGATGAGAACATCGATTACGGCGCGAACCAAAGCGTCAGCCTTTATTGACATAAGTCTCTCCGTGGGTTGCGACCCCCGAAGAGGCCGTCAATAGCCTACTTAGCTGTTAAAGCCAAGAAAGGCGCCGATAGTGACATCACTGTCAGCCAGGGTGTCGATCAGTGCTTGGACGAGCGCAACCTTTTCAGCTTGCGACCACCCAAAAGCAGGGATCGTCACAGACAAAGATACCGAAGCAGTCTGCTTCGAAGTACCACCCGTATAAGGGGAGGTAGCATCTTTGTCCTGAGACACTTTCATATAGTGCCTCTCCTGCTTCGCTCCCGAATCGAGGGGGTTGGAATGCGTAAAGACAAGACCATACCGATTGGCATTGTCGAGTCGATTCGCTCCGACCCCATCGCGCTGCACGACCGAAAAGGTCAAAGCAGGCGTGGGCGAATTTGCAGAAACAGTGATAGGATCATTCAAAGACATGGCAATCATTCTCAGTTGAGGTTCTCAAGACTACACAATGCAGTCTCGAGTCGGGCAAGAACGCCCGCTACACCCTGCTATACTTAGCAGCAAGTGCAGCTAAAATACTCTTCTGATAACTAGAAAGATTCGAGTTATCGGGAGAGGTAGTTTTTAGACCAGAGATGACACTTCCAAGATCAACCCGTTTGTTATAACGGAAGCGAAATGTTCCAGAACGTCTGGAATACAATTCGTTGGTCTCATCTGATTTTGTCAGAGGAGGCTCTGTCGTGGAAGAACTGTAGTCAGTCTTATGTCCGACGAAGCTGTAGGTAGTCTCTCCCTTAACTTTAAGAGAGAGAGTTCCCCAATTGATTAAGGATGGATCATAGAGAATACCTTCAATCGCTCGAAGGTAATCACCATATCCACCAAACCAATCGATGAACCAAGTCCAAGGGATGAGATTATAAACATCCACAGGATTAGTTAACTCAGCACCAAACTTCCGAAGGAACAGTTGTAATCTTTCGGTGTCTGGTATATCAACATTGGGCATTGGATACGTACAGTTAAGTGCGCATCGCAATGACCCCGAGATTACGACCGGCGACTGTGAAGACGTCGAGCCGAAATACTCGTCGAAGATGTTGATAATATCTTCGGACATAGACGGAACGCTGCTCATACTTGTCGAAATCTTCATTGAAGATCGATAAGTAGTTGGCTTCCCGGCACGGGCAATAATACGATTTACATCGTTATTGACAATGCTAGGAAGTCGGATCATATCCATTATCCCTTTCAGGGTAAGCTCCCAGCCGAACTTATACGCTAAGTATAAGTCGCCGAGAGAATGGATGTCACGAACGTGACCCCATATATCCCGAAAGAACATCACAGATTCCCGAAGTAAAGCGGGAGATTTGCGAAGTTGATCAATATCGTATGCGACCTGAAAAGTACGACGGGTAGGTAACGCTTTCGCGTACAAACCCATCGCATTATCATTCAAGGTTTGGGAAACCCAATCTTGAAAATGGCCGTACCAGATATTGTGAGATGAAGGAGAGATCGTAATCGCAGGAGCTGAGTAACCAAAATCGTTCTGTTCATAATAGGTCTGTTGATTAGACAGACCAGGAATGGAGAACGTGATGGTAGAATGATTTTCGGCACGCGAATAATCGACCGCAGGAGAAATCAGTGAGGGAGCATAAAGCTCGAACTCACCAAGATTTTGATCCTTAGGTCGAGTTTTGCGTGAAGTATCATTCAGAAAGCCGGGGATGGCTCCCTGATCCCCTAGGGGTTCAGAAAAGTCAACCGCGACGTACTCATCAGTCGTGTCGCAAGTTTCCGGGGCCCAGATACCAGATCCTTGTATCTCAGAACGTTCATGATGAACATTCCTATGGTAACAAGTACGTTTGGTAAGGGGTATGCCCGGAAGCGAACGACGCCGATTGACAGGAACGATCTTTTGATTAGTATGTTCGATCTTCTGAAATGGGTCCATGGCATAAACCACGGAGGCCATAACGTCGGTTTCGAACAAACCGTAAAAAAGACGTTCAAGTCCCTGAGATTGAGC